GCTTGTGCCATCAGCTGTTGATCTAAAAAAACTATATTCAGCTTGGCCATCAACCATTTCAATACTTTGGTTTCTAACTTCCCAATAATGTAAACCTCTATTGCCCCACTCTGAAAAAAGAATATTTAAAGATCTTCTGGCTGTTTTTAATTGATAGCCAGATACACCTTGCATACCTATTCTTTCATATGCCTCTTCAATAATCTCTTCGACTGGAAGAGTCTTTCCAAAAGTATAAGACCCTGAAGTAACGTTCGCCACTTAAACCTCCTATCCAGCTGTTAAGTTTGGACCAGAAAATTTATCTGTAAGTAAAGTATAAGCTGTAACTTTAGTTTTAGTTTTACAAAAAATTCCTTTTGGAAATAAAATTCCATCTTCAGGAAAATTAAAATTAATTACATCTCCACTTGGAACGTCGGCAAGAAACAAAGTTGTTCCTGAGTTTGAAGTAGTCGATAGCTCTAAAAGGCCTGCACCTGTTCCATCAGAGGCAATAATAATTCCTCTTAATCTTACTGGTGGCTCTATAATAGCTGTTGCGCCTGCAGCGGCATCAGATCTAGTAGCCTGTATGTCAGTTTTTGCTGCCATTATTGTTCTCCTTATTAAAGGTGCCCCCGAAGGGGCACTCTAATTATATTAGTTAGTGTCGTTAATTTGCTGAGTCCAATAAATGTTTAACACACCTTCTCCGGCTGTTAATGCATCATCAGTCTTAGCAGAAATAACAACTGCTTTGTCCATCTCAAAACCAGCGGCATCGTCATCTGAAACATTTAAACAATTTTTCATTTGAGCTAATGTTTGGTCCATTCCAGTTGGAATGTGATGCGAAGCAACAGCTTTTACATCGTTATCAGCATCACCTGCAAAGTAGTCAAGATCTAAACTGTTTAGAGTAGCTCCTGCCGCTTGTGCAACGTTAGCACCGATTTGCATGTCAAAGCCAGCTGTATCGAAAGCTTCGTTAACTACAAATCTAATATCGTTAATTCTAGAAAATTTAGGAATTACAATATTGTTTGCTAAGTTTTTGCTAGATGAAGTTGATGATTGACCTAGCGGGTATTCGTTAAATAACGATCTGCAGACAACTGAAATTAATCCAGTTTCAATTACACCAACTGATAAAGTACCTGCAGTACCAGAACCATCAATAGCTATAGAAGTTACAGTTTTGAAAGTTTTAGTTGAAGTTGCAACATCAGCATTTGCCATTGTTAAATCTTCAGTTTGTGCATTGTCTAAAACATCTGTTCCAGTAATTGTTGCAGTTCTTGCAGAGTCGTTACCAGCAGATGTCAAAGTGATTACAGATGCAGCTTCGAAACCACCATCAGAAGTTATTCCTGGCACGTTTTGAGTAGCATCTACTAATGTAACAGAAGTTGTGCTAGCTCCATTAGAACCAGTTACAGCTAATTTGTCAGCATCAGTTGTTACAGTAAAGTTACTGTGATTTACAGGGAACGAAGCATGACACTCAACAAATGCAACGTTTCTTACGTTTTCATTTATAGACGTTCCTGTAGTGTTTTGTATTCGGCCAACGTTGATTGGTCCCGAAAAGTTAGTTCTTGCCATAATTATATCCTCCAAGTTTAGATCACATAGTCTCTTGGCCGTCGACTATACGCGTCTATGTGAAATGTTAATAATTTGTATAGTGTGATTTTTATACAACAGTTTTAAGTAGAGCGCAAGAGGGCCTATAATGTGGATTGGATTTTTCCAACGATGTAGCTTTTTATTAAGTAGCTACAGAAACTTGTGGTGCAGAACCTTCGATCTTATTTTGCAGATGTTCTTTTTGAGCCTCTGCAAGTTTTATATGGCTAATTACTTCTCTGACTTTTCTGTCAATCTTAACCATGTTGAGAGTATATCTACCCTCTTTAAGATGCTCCTGCTCCCATTCGAGATCCAGACCTCTCTTCTTTGTGTAAAGGTCCTCTAGATGTTGCATCATGTTCTCCATCGATAACCTCCTCATAGGTTATTCGTTTTACCTTGGGATCATACATTTCTCCAAGATACTCCCATTTTATATCACCTTTTCCCAATCTGTCAACTATTGCATTTTCAATGTCTATAGGACCATCGATGCTCTTAATGTTGAAATCAGCGTGATAATGGTATGCGGATATTTGGACTCTGAATTGTTTAGGGTGCATTTTTTCTTTCTATTTAAACAATGAGGCGGGATTGTGTCCCGCCTCAAAATTATTGATTACGCACCTGGTGATGCAAAAATACCTCTAGGATCAGATACGCCAAATACGTATCTTTCTCTAGCTTTGTATCTTACGTTACCAGTATCGAAGTCACCTTCCATTTTTGTAGTTAATGGAGCTCTTTCGAAATGTTTCATACCATTTGGCACGTCTGTGATTAGATAGAACGCATCAGTATCAGTTAAGAAGTGATTGATAGAGTATCCTCCAGGAATCATTCCCATGTTTCTGATTGCATTGATATCGTTATCAGCAGTTCCAACTCTACCAGCAGAATTCATTAATCTGTCGGCAGTAAATTGTAGTGCAGATGGTACTATCATGCTAGTCGCTTTCGCAGCAATTTTTAAACCTCTTTCATCAGTTAGCGCTGCAATGTCAATCATTGATTGCTCTAATGAAGTTTCGTTTAAGTCTGCCGCTACTGCCAATGTGTTACTGAAAGTTCCAGCAACAGTTGGGTGCGCTGTGTTAAATAGCGTTACACCGTCACCTGAATTGAATGTTCCTCCAGGTAGACCATTATTTAATGGTGCCGCTGCTTTAACTTGTTTTGTTTGAGCCATAGATCTTGCTAAAGCTTTTGTATATCTAGAAGCAAGTCTGTCATACAAGTTGTCTTCAATAGCTTCCTCAGTGATAGCAAAAGCGAGAGCAACTGTCTCGTTAGTGTATCTTGCTGTGAAAGTCTCTTGAGCTTGATCAAACTTAACAGCTGAACCTTCTGGTTTAACTGATGCTTGAGCAAAACCTGATAACATTACTTCTTCTTCAAAAGCTCTGTCAGATGACTCTGTAGTATATATTGCAGTGTGTTCCTGCTCATACTGTTTATATTCCAGGCCGAATAAAGCATTCAAACCCGGCTCTAGTTCTTTAACTAGTTGATTACGTGATATAGCCATAGTTTAATTACTCCTTATATACCTGCCACGTTGTTTCCTAAGATATGCTCATTAATCATAACTCTAAGAGCAAAGCCCTCTGCAGTTATATCAGAATGATCGGGATCTCTAGAAACTCCGATGATTTTTAGTTGTGCTTTAGTGCCCGCTGTTGTAGCTGAGATTTTTGATCTCGAAATAAACAACGGTGATGTTCCATTTGCAAACACTTGATCAGCACATCCACCTGTCTCATTGTTATTGTAAGACGTGTCAGCGGACATGATTTCATACATTTGCATCGGATCATCATTAACGAAACCAACAATGTCAGTTGCAGCATTACTTGCAGCTAAAAAGTTGGCAAACGTTGGTTTACTAGTCGTAGCGTCAGTAAAAAACACTCCATTCAATACACCCAGATTATTTTCATCTGTGTTTCCTGAAGAAAGTATTACTCCATCTGCAGTTAATTGCACCATTGCTGAGTGCGAAATTAACGCTGAAGAAGCCGCAATGTTGTACTCAGAAAGTGCAGCATTGTTGTAGTTCTGACCGACTTTTTTAATGGGTCTAAAACCAAACCCAGTAGTTGACGCGTTAGCCATGTGTCGTTTCTCCTATTATGTACCTGCCCCGAAGGGCCTCCAGTACGGTTAACTATTTCGCTGGGTTTGAATTGTTAAAAAATTAACTTTTCTTGCCACC